TATTCGAAACAAAGAGTATTTGAAACAATTTGATAGCGAATTTATTGAAATAGCCAGAAGCGTATATATAACGAACGACAAACGTTTTAAAGTTAAATCTGATATAAATCAACTATATAATTCCAATATATGTGAAGTAAAAAGTTACACAGAATATTTTGTAAAAAAATGAATATATTTATGAATTTTCATTTTTTAGTTTACTTTCGTTTTTTATTGCATCTACCAGTTTTTGGATTACGGCGAGATTTTTTTGGGCATCGTTTACCTTTTTTTGGTTGACATTTGCGTGTTTTCTTATTTCTGCGTGTGCCTTTCGCACAAGGCTTTCTACGCTTACGTGTTTTCTTTGTAACAATAGTCTCTTCGACGGTGTCATTTGTTGTCATCATATCAGGCTCTAGTGAGGTGACGCTCATATTCATATCAGGTGTTACCATTGGAACTTCCGGCTCAGGTGTGACAATATCCATATCCACATCTGGTTCAGGTGCCATATTCGTATCCGGTGTTACTATTGGAGCATCAGTATCGATATTCATATCTGTATCCGCATCGGGCGTTATATCTTCAATCATATTTGATTGTTGAAATTCTTCTTCGCGCCTTCTTTCATCTTCGGTCAATTGTTGATCCATTATATTATATATAAAATACGCATATAAAATTATACTCTAAATAATCATTAATGGAAATACACAAACCGATCATAGAAAAACTGGATTATTTTTTCGACTCTAATCAAATTCCAAATGTCATATTTCACGGTTCTTCCGGAACAGGTAAAACGACAATCGTCCGATACTTTCTAAATAAGATTTACGACAATGATAAATGTAAAATCAAAAACAACGTAATGACTGTGAATTGTTCTCACGGAAAGGGCATCAAATTTATACGCGAGGATCTTAAGTTTTTCGCTAAAGCCAATATACAATCGACGTCTGGTGTAAAGTTCAAAACAATTGTTCTCTACAATGCAGATAGTTTGACGAATGATGCGCAATCAGCACTTCGTCGATGCATTGAACAATTCAGTTTCAATACTCGTTTTTTTATAATAGTAGAGAACAAACAAAAATTATTAAATCCAATTGTGTCTAGATTCTGTGAAATACACGTGCCAGATTACATTGTAAATGGAAAGTGTGTAAATCTACATCAACACACATTGAATAAAAATACTGATTTATCCGATTTATATAAATCAAACTCTGTATGGATTAAGAATTATATGGACGCTAAACATATGGAATCCAATGGTGATATATCGGATGCCAGTGTTATCATTTACGAAAATGGATATTCATGCTTGGATCTACTTGATTACGTTCAAGAATCACAAAGATGGAATGAATATGACAAATCAAATATATTTATGTTCTTTAACAAAGTTAAATCCGAATTTAGATGCGAAAAAATGTTAATAATGTATTTATTGAATTTTATCTTTCTTCGAGAGAATAAAGAAATACATAAAATATCATTCATGTAGGCAAGCGGCAACACTGATTATGAAAACATACAAGCGTTATGCGATATTTGTCACTAAGATACGCCATTGAAGATTTAGATCGTTCAAATCTGTAAACATACATCAATTTGAAAGGTGTAATTTACACAGGTGGATTTGCGTTTGTGTTTTGATATAAAAATGTGACCGATTTCTATAAAATGGATGATTTTGTTCTCTCAAACTTACAGGAATCGAGAAATGAATGGTGTAGTCGTTTAGTAAGTATATTTACACCTTTAGTGATTGAGGGAATTCGGTCAATTTTCAACGAGGCTTGGAAGTTGTGTATTGATAACGACGAAGCTGGTAAGTATCTTATGACTTTTCAAAACCTAATATCACGCGTTCCGAAATGGAACGCGAATATAATCGAAGAGGAACGAAAGCGAATTGTTGAACGCAGTGGGTGTAATTATTTAGATGATTTAATTACGTGTGTTCATATTATTCAATTGAAGGTTCTCACATGTATACGTGTAGGCAATAAACAGAAGAAAATAGATATCAACACCCCAAACCTCGATAGTTTCATACACAAGGTATACATCAATGTTGCGCGCAAATGCTATACAAATGTCTATCTATTCGAGCGAAATATATCACCTTTGTTGACACAGCGCAATTCTAGAGAACTCGAAATGATTGTTCAAGAATGTATTCTCAATACTATTCGCGACAGTATTCCAACAGAGGCAATTATTCGCGCGTATATGGACGAAGCAATCGAACAAGAAGAAGAAGTCATTATAGAGAACATTGAACCAGAACCAGAACCTTTGATAAAGACAGAAGCTGCGAAAGATATATCAATCGAAACAGAACCAAAAAGCGAAGAACCTCAGATTGTTCCATCCATTTCCAATATAGATAATAATCCAGTTGTAACACAATTGAAATTTAATGATTTCGACAGTGTATTCGATTCCGAAACTGGTAAAACTTCTCAGGTAAATGCTCCAAAACAGATCGAACGATTGGATGAGATTAGCACATCTCGTGCTATACAGCGCAAATTAGAAGAAGAGGAAGATAGTGAGGACGACGATAATCAACGACTTAAAATATCAACGAATGAAATAATCGATTTGGGTGAAATGGATGTGTTCGACCTAAATAAACAAGACATTATTGGTAGTGCAGTTACTCTAGACGATATAGAGGAAATTTATGCGTAAAATTTGCATTATAAATCTTTAGCGTTTTAGTATAAAACGATGGAGAAACCAGTTATTATTACACTTTCGATTGCAGTACTATTCTTTTTTGCAAAATTAGTAGAGATGAAATTCATAGATAAGGAGAACAAACCATTCAAATTTATCATACGAGATACATTGCTAGTTATGGTTTGCGCATTTGTTCCTATAATCCTATTTTTTCAGGCGAGTGGACCTGTAGCAGAAATGTTAGGAACGAGCGATTTCACCGCATCGGCACCTACTCAAATATTCACGGATGTTCCTGGATTCTAGACCAAACGATTTACACCTTTATCAAAAATACAAAGGTGTAAATTTATTTGTAACTCGGCATTATATCAAGATTCATACAATCCTCGCATTCAATTTGTGTGGCGAACTGGCTGAAGAAAGGAAATGACAATTGTTTATGTGGCGTATGCTCGTGAACTGTCTTGGCAATCATTTTATATAATTTGAAATCTGGATATCTCTCCGTACCATTGCGTTTGTATAATACACTGGCTTTTCGGTCATCCAAACACCACCTAGCAACAGTGTTTTGAAGTTCGCCTATAGGTTTACCGTCGATAATAAAATCATATATCGAACAACCCAATCTACACAGATCGAAACTATAATTTGGCTCTACGACAGGGTATTTACTATTGTAATATGGTTCGAAATTATACTGGGTTGCAGCATCACCTCCGGTATCAAAACTGTCACTACAAAACAACTTTCCATTGTATTTATAAATACTACGTCCGAAATCGATTATTTTGAAAATTTTACCATATGTAGGAACTTTATACGTTACACTGTTGTATTTATAATATAGAAACTCGATGTCCGTATTCACATACATAATATTGTTTGTATGTAGGTCATTGTGTGTGAAATTAAATGCATTTTGATAGGCTATAAGTGTTATAATTACTTGGAATAATGCACTTGCGCCATTTTTATCATCTATTTCTTCGTTTGCAAATAAATCGTCCATTGTGCCGTCGCATTTTTCGAGACATATCATTTGAACTGGGAAATTGTTTATATATGCGAATATATTTGATTCGTCTTCATCATCTTCTTCGTCATTCTCTTCATCATCCTCTTCCTCTTCCTCTTCCTCTTCCTCTTCATCATCCTCTTCATCTTCATCATCCTCTTCATCTTCATCATCCTCTTCATCTTCATCATCCTCTTCCTCTTCATCATCCTCTTCCTCTTCCTCTTCATCATCCTCTTTACAATTCTCTTCCCCTTCCTTTTCGAAGTCAGTTTCTTTGTCACACTCTTCTGTTTTTTTTTCGTTTGTATATACTTCTTCAAGTGAAAGCGTATCAAATGATTCTACATTAATTTCACAATCAATATCATCCAAATTTAATGCGTCGCTAATTGGTTCAGTAGAGTCTGCTATTACAAGTTTCACACGGTTATCTCTGGAGGTTTGATTTGTCATAGATGATAAGCGGCGACGGTTAATTCTGAAATATTTATTCACATTGTCCAAAAAGAAATTGGAGTCATTTAAATATTCATAATCGTCTGCGATATTCATTTTAAATTTGCTTTGCACGGCTGAATATGACCCATAATAATCAATTGAGTGTTTGAAATCGTGCAGTTCCATCAATTTGCTTGATAACAGACAAAAAAATCCATCGCTATAGGAAGAATTATTCGTGGAATTCAATTTGGAAAATTTGCAACCATCATAAGAAGGTAGTGTGCGTATATCTTCACTTTCTACATCGTATCTGCCAATCATATATCTTATAGGGTCTAACAATGGTGAATATTTGATGAAAATTGGTTTCTCAATTGATTGTTCAGTTTTAGTATCGATAACCGTCTTTAAATCGACCATATGATATCTATGGTTGAGTTGAATCATATTGTAATTTTGGTCTTTAATATCAAATAATAATTTCAAAACTGGTTGATAATATTGAAAGGAATTTAGCATGAATGGGTTGTATTCTTGCTTCAAATCGTCGAACGTTGGTTCATATTGTTTTTCTAAACATTCTAGAATTATAGGATGAAACTGTTTAGTGATCTCTAACATTTATAACTGTAATTTACATATTAATTGGACAATATGAACGTTTGTTCTCTATTTATAATTTATATCTAAAGTTTATAAATATGACATTGCAATTGCGGAAATTTAATATGCGAGATATTACATTTAAAGTTGATGAGAATAAAGGACCGGTTGTTGTATTAATCGGACGTCGCGACACAGGTAAAACATTTTTGGTTCGAGATTTGCTATTCTATCATCAAGATATTCCTATCGGAACCGTAATATCTGGAACAGAAGCCGGTAACGGATTCTACAAAGAACACGTTCCTAAACTTTTTATTCACGATGAATATAATACGGTTCTTATAGAAAATGTATTACGTCGACAAAGGGCTGTTATGAAACAAATGAAAAAAGAAATCGACACATTTAAGAGAACCACAATCGACCCACGCGCATTTGTTATTATGGATGACTGTCTTTACGACCAAAGCTGGACCCGTGATAAGATGATGCGACTACTATTTATGAACGGTAAATGTTTGCTGTAGTCTAACCAAAAGTTAGGCTAGTATATTGTGCAGGTTTGCATAATGTGCGACACGTCCAAATTGCGGAGACATCTCGCTAGGTTTATGCTACTAAACCATTGTAGAAATACATTGGTGGCTTATGCTAATCACATAAGGTATAGTAAAAAGGCATAAAATAGAGACAACCCGCAGCGCGTCTTCTAAGTCCGCTATGGTAAGGATATGAAGATCGTTCAACGACTAAATGCCCGTGGGGTGGAGGGGACTAACTATTCCCGATGAAGCCTTAAGATATAGTCTAATCCCGTGCGAGAGCACGTTATGCCCATTCAAAAAGCATAAATTCAGTGACATTAGGAAGAAATGCCTAATAGAGAATGGTAACCAATGAGACATTGGAAAGTAATGTTAGTAATTACGATGCAATACCCGTTAGGTATTCCACCGAATTTACGAACGAATATTGATTATGTGTTTATCCTAAGAGAACCATATTTAACAAATCGAAAGCGTATTTGGGAAAATTATGCAAGTATGTTTCCAACATTAGAGTCGTTTTGTGCTGTGATGGATAATACTACGGAGGATTTCGAGTGCTTGGTAATTAATAACAATGCGAAGTCTAACAAATTGACGGACCAAATATTCTGGTATAAGGCTGAAAATCATCCATCCTTTAGGCTGGGTTCGAAGGAATTCTGGGAAATATCGAAAAATATGGGTTCGGACGATGAAGACGATGCATATGATCCATCAAAAAATAAGAATGCCAAGAAAGGAGCCAATATAAACGTGAAAAAAACAAATTGGTAATGTATAATTTATACAGCAGTTTAGCAAAATTATCTAAAGGTAATATATAACTTAAATGGGTAAAAACTACAAAAAAAAAGGAGGCGGTTTTTTTGACCTTTTCTCTAGGTCTGATGCGAAAGAAAAATTAAACAAAATCGAAGAAAAATGTAAAGGAGAGATTGAAGAAGCAACAGATGCAGTAAAAAAAGAGGCAGCTACAGCTACAGCTCCAGCTACAGCTCCAGCTCCAGCTCCAGCTCCAGCTACAGTTGCTTCAACTGGAGGGAAAAGTCGAAAAAATAAATCAAAGAAAAATTACGGCGGAAAGAATAAAAAAGCTAAGATGCGCAAGAGGAAAACACTACGTAAATAAATAAATAATTATATTATTATAATCTAAAATATAATTATTATTTGCTATTGGCAATTGTAGCCTCACGCAACAATTCATTTCGAACATTCACACTAGCCGAGTCGGATACATCGCGATCATCGAAATTCACTGTCTCTTTTACCCCAATCAATTGCCCATCATCATTTAGCGTTTGTGTGAGAACGTTGCCACTCTTCTTCGCCAATTCAATATTCTCCTTGATTGCCTTTTGTTTAGTCTCTTTCACACGTTTCTCGAATTCTTCTTTAGCCTTTGTTTCATTCTTCAATTTCTCGTGATGTAACTGATTGAGTTCTTCTTCCATGAACTCGATACGCCCAGTCTTATAAGCGTCTGGATCCCAAGGAATCCACATACCAACAGGTCCAACGAATATATCATGATTTGGATCTACTTCACGAATCTTCTTGCATTTCATTTCTGCCTCATCTTGGTTTGAAAATACACCACGCAACTTCAACCCACGCACAGAAGTTTGAAAAGCGTTAGCACGATTGAACTGTTCACCAAGTTTATCTTCATTCTTATCCATAAACGTCTTGAAATCATCATCGACCCCGCCAGCACGAAGTTTGGTCTCTTCCTCTTTTACGAATTCGTTGAAATCGGCGACGACGTCATCAACCTTTAGCCCATATTTATATGCAACAAAATTCGTGAAATCCAATGTCTTTTCCATACATTTAGAGAATTCCCATTGTTTTAAAAATTGTTCGAACATAAAATTGTCACGTTTCTTTAAAATTTTCTCTGGCGAAACAAATGAAATACACGCAAATTTTTGTCCAGCAATCGGAGGGTCCTCGTCACACAAGTCGATATATTTAGGATTAACTTCCCCATTA